TCCACACAAATGTTCTTGCCCATTATCAGCGTATGAGAGCAAAACTTTGATTGCCTTATCATTTTCCTTCAACCACTTAAAAGATTGCCCTAAAGCAAAACTCTCAATGTTAGAACCATACCCATCATCGCAATATAAACGAGTCAATTCTAAAATATTATCTTTAGTCAAACCATCGCATACAGATGTAGGTGCTTTAGCTCCAACTGGAAACCCATAGATTAAACAACCTATCAGTTTTTCTGCATCACCCAAAGCATTTTCAGTATCCGTTTTATAGAATATACCCAACGAATATCTACAAGCAGTCCAAGCGTGAGTATAGTGTTTCTTTACAATAATTTCTTTTGCAATAGATGTACTAATCTCCCTAACGGATACTTTGGTTGTATCACAATAATTTTTGTTAGCTTCTTTCAATTGGTTCTAATTTATATATTTCATCAACATGCTCTTCACTTTCTTTTGGATATGGGAAAGTTTCATGCTTTAAGGATTTAATTAATTGCTTTCTAACCTTTTTATCTTTAGTTAGGAAATACACATAACGATGTTTTTGCGGTTCTCGTTTAATCCAAAATGGCGATGTTACCATTGTTTGTATTTTCTTTGGGTCATTAGTACCATAATATGGAAATATAGTTCTACCATGTTGCCACTCATCTATTTCACTCCACTTAAAACTCCAACTATCACTCCACCTAATTTTGTTACCTTGATAAATCCAATTAGTAGCTTGGTAAATAGTTCCTTTGTGTCCAACCTTTGGGTCTGAATATGAAATTAGTGCTCTAATCTTTGGTGTATTATCTCGTAACCATTGAAATGTTTGTGCTACAAACCAACTCTCTATATTAGAACCATATCCATCAAATACAAATAAACGAGTCAATTCTAATACTGTATCTCTATCCAACATATCGGAAATAGATGCTCCGGTATTTCTACCAATAGGGTCACCATAACAAGCTACACCTATTAGCTTTTCATTTACTCCACTAAAAAATTGATGCTCATCCTCTGATTGATAAAACAAACCCAATGCATAGGATACCTTTGTCCATATACCACTATAATGGTTATTTACAATAATATCCTTTGCAACGGATTTGTTCACAGGTCTAACTATGAGTTTGGATGTATTACAATACTCCTTACCTTCTACTTTCATAGTTACAAAGATAATAAAACTTTTTTATATAACCTAATTTTTTACTACAAACTTTCGTTTATAGCGTTTACATATGCAACTTTTGAAGATACACCAGCGAATCTTTGTACTTCCTTACCATCTTTTTCAATAATTACAGTAGGAACTGAACGGATATTATATTTAGTTGCTAATTCAAATGCTTCATCTACATCATATTCTTCAAACTTAACACCACTAACGGATTGTTTAACTTCTTCAAAAATTGGTTTTAGAGTTTTGCATGGTCCACACCAGCTAGCTGAAAATTTCTTTACACTAATCATTTTTATCTTCCTTCTTTATTTTGTTTTTCTTTAAATTCATCATATGCATCCAATAATGCATCTACTACTGGATGTCTGTGATTTGTTAATAGAGTTTGTGAATCCATATCTTTAATCTTTTTTGCTGCAGTTACTAAAAACTTAAATCCACTTTCTCCTTTATACTTTAAATCTACTTGTTGTGAATCACCACAAACAACCATTTTACTTCTTAATCCCAAACGAGATGTAATCATTTCCATCTGGTCGTTTGTACAATTCTGTGCTTCATCTACAATAATAAATGAATCCAAAAATGTTCTACCTCTCATAAATGCCAAAGGTACAATTTCCACTTGTCCGTTTTCTAAAATCTTATCAATCTTTTCTTTATTATATAGTTGATAAAAATTAGAATAAACAGGTTGCATCCAAGGTTCCATTTTCTCTCTCAAATCACCAGGTAAGAAACCAATCTCTTCTTTACTTACCGTTGGGCGAGTGATGATGATTTTGTGAACCGTCTTTTTAAATAACATATCCAATGCTACTTGGCAGGCAAGTAGTGTTTTACCACTACCTGCTTTACCACTTAATATTGTAATTGCGTTATTTAGGATTTTTTCCTTTGCTTCTTTTTGTTCTTCGTTAAGTTGAATTTGAAATTTAATTGGTCCTTTCGGCTTCTCAATAATTTCTTCTTTTATCTTTTCGGTCAATTCTTTGTTTTTATTTGATACATTCTCACCCATAACATTATTGTTTAGTTTATCCTTCACACGAAACACAATCAGGGTCCATTGCTCTTGCCGCAATATCTCCTCTTAATACTGATTCTGTTCTCATATAGTATAGAGTTTTTACACCCTCTTTCCATGCTTCCATAGTAACCTGATTAATCCACTTTGGTTCTGCGGTTGCAGGGAATGCTAAATTAAGAGAAACAGCCTGGTCTATATATTGTTGTCTAACACCAGCTTGCTTTACTAAATCTAATTGGTTTATTTCCTTAAATGTTTTAAATACATCTTTAACTGAACTACATTTATGCATATGGTCTTCAGTAGTTACTTCGTTACATTGAACTAATTTACCTTCAAAGAAACACCACTCATCCAAGAAATCTAAATCTTGTACAGAGCCACCATCTGCAAGGATTTTATCCCATACCTCTTTGGTGTTTTTGGTCATCTTTCTTAACACTCTTTCTAACTCTGGGTTCTTACGAATGAATGTTCCTTTTGATGTCTGCTCTGTAAATACATTTGCTGCCCAAGGTTCAATACCACTACTAACATTACCACTCAATTTAGAGTTTGATACTGTTGGTGCCACTGCTCTCAAATGTGTATTACGGAAACCAGTATCTCTACACCACAATGGCTCACCATACTCTGCTCCCATATCTCTACTTGCTCTTTCACTCTCAATTTTCATTTGAGAGAAAATCTTACGAGTTTCAAATTGTGCTGGCAAACCTTCAAATGGAATACCCTTTTGTTGTAGGTATGTATGCCACCCTAATACACCCAACCCTAATGCTCTTCCTTTTACTGCTGAACGAACTGAATTATCAAATCCAACTAAACCTTTAGCTCTTTGTATAAACTCTTCTAATACACCATCTAAAAACATAGTAGCAGTATATACTAAATCAGTATTTTTCCACTCATCGTATTTAGCAAGATTGAGTGATGAAAGGCAACATACGAATGAATGGGATTCGTCAGTATGTAATACAATCTCACTACAAATGTTTGTCATATACACCTTCAAACCATTCTTTTTATATGCTTCTGGGTTTTGTTTGTTTACATTACCCTTATACATAATATATGGTTCACCCGTTGCTTTTCTTTTTTGTAATAACTTACCCCATTTTCTACGAGCTTCGGTTTCACCATCCTGCAACTTACGCATAAACTTATCACCCACTACTGCACATTGGTGCATATTTAATGATTGACGATTCACATCGCCCTTTGGTTCTCTAATCTCCAACCAATCCTCAAAATCTTTATGCTCAATGTTCATATTTACCGAAGCTGCGCCTCTACGAACTGAACCTTGATTTGTAGCAAGTATAGTTGAATCATAAATTTTACAGAATGGAACTACACCATCCGATGTACCATTACCAGTAATCTTTGCACCAGCTGGTCTGATTTGGTTTATACCAATACCAACACCACCACCATGCTTTGCTAACAACATTAGTTCTAAATTCTTTGAACCAATCTCATAGATACTATCACCTACATCAATACCAAAGCATGAAATTGGTAATCCCCTATCTGTACCCGTGTTCGATAATACGGGTGTTGCTAAACATAACCACCCTTTCCAAATGTAATCAAAAAACTTTGTAGCCAATTGAGGTTTACCCAATCGTTGTGCTACCTTTGTAGATACACGCCAATACGCATCCTTTGGTTTTTCACCATCTTGTAAGTAACCTTTAGATATAGTCTTTACATATATCTCATTATTTCCCCATTGTGGGAAGTCTACATCAACTTCCCAACCAAATTCTTCTCCGTAATTTCTCATAATTTAATTAAAATATATCTCCCCAATCTTCCCCTTCACCTGCTTTTGAATAATCCGTTGGTCTCATTGCAAAGAAATCAGTATGTGTTACTCCACCTGTAAGATGGTAGAACCAATCTAATTCACTTGCTTTCTTTTCATTGTATTGAAAATAATCATCACCACCTACGAATGGATTGTAACCCAATTCTCCTAATTTTTCATTGATACGCTTTGTAATGAAATGTTTTAAATCATCTTTTTTAAGATTTTCTAAATCACCTCTTTCAAATATCTTATCAATATACTTATGTTCCAAACCTTGCATTATATGTGCTGCTTCATATATAGAAGATTTTGCTTCTTCTAACAATTCAGGATACTCATCACACATATGTCTGAATAATTGACAACCCATTTTAGAATGTAGTGATTCATCTCTTACACTCCACTTCATTTGTTGTCCAATTCCTTTCAATAGATTTCTCATTTGGAAAGAATATAGAACTGCAAATGAAGAGTATAGTGCTACACCTTCTGCAAATGCTGAAAAGATTGCTAATGAACGTGCTACCTCTTTTCTTGCAATTGAGTTTGTTCTTATGTCTTCTGGTGTCCAATCTGCCGTAGTTTGTGTTAGCATCTCAAATCTTGCTCTCATTGCATCATCGTGTAAGAATCCTTCAAAATCATCTAACCCCAATGTTTCATTTAAGTAAGAATATGCTACTGCGTGGATTGTTTCTTGTGAACCAAACAACATAGCCATTTGTCTTATTTCATGCTTTGGAAACCATTTAGTAACCATCCCTGTCCAATAATCGGAAACCGCACATTCTGTTTGAGCAAAGCCCAAAAGAATATTTCCAACTAAATTCTTTTCAGCAGGTGATAGATTTTCGTTCCAATCTTTAACATCACCTTGCATCGGTATTTCCGTATGTAACCAAAACGCTTGAGCTTGTAGTAACCAACCTTCCGTATAATAAACAGGGTATTCAAATGGTTTATATGCTACCCTTTCTGTAAATAATTTGCTCATAGTTTTTTATCCAATTTTAATTTTAGGTATAGATAAGTATTGTATATATCCCCTTTTCAACCCAACTTTTCATAGGATTTTTCTATGTAAGTGTGGTAGTATTTTAGGATATTATCCCATATCAGTTGGCATCGTTTCCAAGTACTTTTTGTGTAATAATTTCTTTTCAATCTGAACTCCGTTATTACTTTCTTTGGTTGCCATAATACCATTTGATGATTGAGCATCGTATATTTCTATCTCACCTTTCATCGTATCCATCTTTGTTGGGAACGTTAAACCATCTGGTCCAAATCTGTTTTTCATCACGTGAACCCTTGCAGTATTTGCCAACTTATCTTTATCCTTACGAGATACACTCATAATAAAATCGGCTGTCATTACTTTAGCGTAACTATCTGCAATTGAATCTGCGTGGATTACTTCATCTTCTAATGCACCTCTATTGGTTTGTGATGCTGTCCAAATTGGAACACCAACTTCACCACCCATACCACGCAGTTCCTCATACACTCCACCTAATTCTGCATATAAACCATCACGTTTGTTTACAGGTTTAAGTAAATCCGCATAATCAACAATGATAAGATGTGGGATAAAACCAGTTGCTCTCAACTTATCTATATGTGCCTTCATAGTTTTAACACTCGCACCTCTGTTTGGATAATTTTTAATCATCAAACGAGATGTATAGTTTTTCAACTTACGTTGGATTTCCTCTTTGTTGTTCTTTAAATCAGCTAAAGGAATACCTGTATAGATTGTATCGTATCTACACCCCACATAGTTCTCACTTAACTCCAAACTATAATGCAAAACATTAAAACCCATTGCTACTGCATCTGCACCCAACTTACATAACAACCAAGTTTTACCAATACCCGATGGTGCTACTACAACACCTAACTCACCAGGTCCTAAACCACCATCCATTAACTCATTGATTGGTTTCCAACCGGTAGGTACGGAATTTCTCTTTACATCTTCTAAACGATATAGAATATCTAAAAAGTAATCGTGTCCTAAATTGTTTTCTAAACCAGCTCTTAATGCATCCTGAATGATTGTTCCTACTTCATCGTACTTACCACTTTGTAATAAGTCTACGGATTGGAAAATTGCAGATTTAAGTTTTTGTCTTTTACAAAATTGTAGATATTCTTTCTTAACAAAATCAGCATCAGGTGAACCAAATAAATCGTAGATTTGTTGTAATCTATCTACAATCATTTTCTTCTGCGCATCTGTTTCTATTGTACTCAATTTAACTTTGAATACATCCAATGTAGGTGCAGCATTACTTGTTTGATTATAGGATACAATTTCTCCAACTATCCATCTATCTGCTTCTGTTTCAAAAAAATCTTTTTTGGTTATATCTGAAACTTGATTTAAGAAAGGTTGGGATTCCAATAATGATGCAACTACTTTAGCTTGGTACGATTGTCCGAACTTTTGTAGATTATCTATTGCTTCCATTATTTTTTATCCTTCTTCTTTCTAGCTAATCTTTTTTCTTCAATTGATAAATTTGCGTCTACTTCAACTTTTGGTTTGTCCTCTTTCTTTGGACGTAGGGCTTTCCACTCTGATTTGGGAACGAACACCCATCCGTAATTTGCTACCTTTTGGTCAGCTTCCGTTTCTACTACTCTTCGGATTTCTCCTTCTTTACTTTTAATGCACTTCATAGATTTTATCTCCGTGTTTAATTGTTATTTACTATATTTGTTTATTGTTGCAAAAGTTTTTACCACCCAGCTATTCACATCTCCAAGTGCATCAATAACTTTTATACTCATTGCCTTTTTAATAAAAGATAATTTATCTAATTTAGATACATTTTCCTTATATTTGGCGTTAATCTTCATTCTTGTATTAGATGATATTTCAGGGTTTTCTAATTGCATCAATCTGAAATTTCTTTCTACAATTGGTTTTCCGTCTAAAATATCTTTGTAGATTTTAGGTCCTTTTCCGGCTCCACGTTCTTCGCATAATTCGTATAGTTTATCAAACTCTACTCTTTCCGATTCCACCACTTCCGGAAATCTCTTAATAATTGTTTTAAGACCACACCCACTAATACCATTGATATTATCAGAGGTGTCACCATCAAGACAGCGATATACCATAAAATTGTTGGGATGGATGCCAAACTCCTCAACAACCTTTTGCTCCGTATATAATTTCTTTTTGCTTGGCGAGTAAACTTCAACATTTGATTTAACTAATTGTAAAAAATCTTTATCGGATGACATTACTATCGCTCCTTCATCTTCTGTAACTAATTGTGATGCAATATATCCAATCACATCATCTGCTTCTATATTATCAAACAACATAATATCCACAGGAAGATATTCAAGCAGTTCTATTAAGCCAATCATCTGGCGTTTCATAGAAACACTCTCATCTTCCTTGGACATCATATCTTCATATTGACGATTTACTCTAAAACGGCTTTTACCTCTATCAGCTTTGTATCCACTAAATATCTTTTTACGGCTATCCGAACCACCTTTACCATCAAATACAATGATACAACGAGTTGCTTTGTATTCTCTGATTGCGTAACCTATACTCTTTAGGAATCCAGTGATACCACCGATGTGGTCACCATTATCATCCATTGTGGGATTTACCGTCCATGCTCTGATAAAAGTATTTAATCCATCTACTAATAGAACTTTTGAGTTTAAGGATTGTTTTTTTACTTTTGTATGCTCATCGCTAACCTCATCTAATAACCTTTTATATAACTCGTTCATATGTTTGTTTATTCATCACTTAATACACTCGCATCTACTACCAGATTATCAGTATCTAATGAATCCTTTTTGTATTGTAGAATAGTAAATTCACAAATTCGTTTATAGATTTGTTCTTTTACAGATGGGTTGTTTTCCAATATTTCTTGTAACTCTTTGGCTTGGAACTTAAATTCTTCACCAGTTTCAGTATCAACATATGTGTACCACGCTCCACCTTGCTTAACAAAGTTATAATCTTTCATTGCTCCCAACCATGCTCCATAGTTGTCAATACCTCTATCAAAGAAAATATCAAAATCTGCTGAACGTAATGGTGGTCCTAATCTATTCTTAATAACGTTGGCTCTTACTTTGATACCAACAATTCTCTCATTACCTTTTTCATCCTTTGCTTTGATTTTACCGGTTGATGCTAATCGCAACCGAACCGAAGCGTGGAAAGCAATTGCTTTACCACCCGATGTAGTCCAAGGGTCTGAAAATGCCATTGCGTTCATCTTTTGGCGTAATTGGTTTGTGAATACTAATGTAATCTTTTGTCTACCAATCACATTTGTGATTTTACGCATTGCCTTTGAAATAATGATTGCCTTATCAGTTGCGTATCCATCCTTATCGTAATCAGCTTCCAGCTCTCTCTTTGTAGATGCTGCTGCTACTGAATCAACTACGATAGTTACTAACTTATCTTTATCACCTTTTCTTACTTGCTCAATGATTGTATCAATTGTTTCAAATATATCCTCTACGGTATCTGCCGTAATATATAATAGTTTAGATACATCTACACCAATCGCATCAAAGAACTCTCTACTTACCGCAGTTTCGGTATCAATCAACACTGCAACACCACCTTGCTTTTGCGTTTCCGCTAACACGTGTGCTGATAGTAATGATTTACCACTCTGCTCTAATCCCGTAATTTCCGTAATTCTACCAATTGGAAAACCTCCAAATGGTCTATTGGAAACTGCAACATCCAACATAGTTGCCCCAGAGGACACCCACCCCGTTATATTGGTGGGTGCATCCTCCGAGTCATCATCTAAAAAGAAAGCAACCTTTTGGTCTTTGTATTTCTTATTTAGATTATCGGCAATTTGTTGTGCTAAATCTGCTTGAACTTTTGCCATTATAACTCCTTTTTATTTTATGAATTGAATAAATCTTCAAATGCCGATGCTACATCAACCTTTGTAGAAGCAGGTTTTTCTTCTGCTACATCCCAAGGTAACTCTGTAATTGGCTCTGTTGATTTAGGTACTGAAACAGGTTGAGGTGCTACTTGCTCCTGAACCGATTGTGGTTTAGGTGCTAATGTTTCAGATGCAACCGATGGTGCAGGTGATTCTTCATCCTCATGTTGTGCAGTTGGGTTTAACCAATTTTCTAAAACACCTTTCAATTCAGCGTAAGATAACTCACTATAAATGTCAGTAATTTCCGTCTGCTCATTTAGTAATTTGTTTTCTAACTCTGGGTTTTCAGTTAGTTTTGTTACATTTGGTTTTACTCTGATACGAGTCTCTGGATATGTTTTACCAGCTTCTTCTACGATTTCGATTACCACATCACGACCTTCGTTCTCATCGGTAATATCACCATAATCAGGGTCTGCAATGATTGCAAGAATCTCTTGATATACAGTTTTACCAAATCCCCAAAACTTAACTCCTTCACTTTCCTTACCTCTTACGATAACTGGTGCGAATGTTCTTAATTTTGGCTCCATTTTCTTACCTGCTTTCCAATCATCAGTATCACCTGTTCTTTTAAGTTTTTCTGCAAACTCAACGATAGGGTCAGGTCTACCAAATGACATTGGACTTAAATAAGTCTTGTTGTTAATGTTGTAGTGAAAGTAAAGTTCAATGAAAGGAATGTCTTTGTTGAACTTGTAAGGAACGATTCTCACTTGAGATTTTCCGTTTGCCGGTTTAAAGATTGAATCCGACTTTTTAGTGTTGTTTTGTAAAGAGCTAAATCTCTTTAGAGCCAATGAAATGTCCATTGTTTTTTTGTTTTTAAGGTTTAAAATTTGTTTTTAAAGTTGAGGTTTATATCGCGATATTCCTATATCTAAATATAACTTTTTCATCTTTTATTACTATAAATATACGACTATTTTTCCACATTACCAAATTTATTTTTGGAGGTTTTTTACCTTTCTTTCGAGGTAAAATACAGCTTTTTTGAGGTCTTCCAGTTCCTTTTGAGGGTCTTTTTTACCTGCTCTTGCAACATATTTGACTACATTGAATAGGTAAGCATCTTTGTCTAATCCCCATGCTTCACATACTTTAATTACTTCGTATGGATTGTCTACTCCCCCATAGTGTTGAGGGCCGTTAACCATCTCCTTTTCCTTGTGAATTGGTATTGCGTATTCGGGTGTTCCTGAAAATGAGTATTCTTCTTTACTAATCTTTGGTTTTGCTGGCATTACTATTTGTTTTGTTTTGTTTTTTGATTGCCACTCTCCCATTCGTTTATTTGAAATAGCAGGCGGTTTTGGCATTTGTGTCGAATAATCTCCGAATCCAAACATAATTTATTTTTTTATCTTTTCCAAATTTGATACCATTTTCTTTTAGGTGCAGGTTTACATAAACTAAATGGATTGTCTCCAAATGATGTTGTGCCTACATATTTTGATGAAAACATATTTAAAAATACTTCGTGATATTTTTCAGGTATCTTACTAAAATCAGCTTTTATTTCTACGTTCAATTCAATTGCACCATCTTCTATGGTTATCAATTTTAATGAATTGTAAGTTTCAACATATTGTGATGATTGGATGTTTAAGTGTCCTCCACCTAAAAACAATTCTGCTTCTTTTTTCTTTT